ATTTACCAACAAGACCGCGACTGGGAAAAAGCCATCGAAATGGCACAGCTCTTGAGTCATGACGAACAAACCTACCAGTTTGAAATCGCCCAGTTCTATTGCGAAATCGCCCAAGCCGCGCTGTTTAAATCCAACTTCGACGCCGCCCGATACAACATCGGCAAAGCACTCGAAGCCAACAAAAAATGTACGCGCGCCAACATCATTCTCGGCGACATCGAATACCGTCAGGGCAACTTCCCTGCCGCCGTGGAAGCGTATTCCGCCATCGAGCAGCAAAACCACGCCTATTTGAGCATGGTCGGCGAGAAACTCTATGAAGCCTATGCCGCGCAAGGCAAACAGGAAGAAGGCCTCAACCGCCTCATCGGCTATATGCAAACCTTTCCCGATCTTGACCTGATCAACGTCATCTACGAGAAGGCCCTGCTGCTCAAAGGCGAAACCGAAGCGGCGCAAATCGCTGTCGAACTCGTCCGCCAAAAACCCGACCTCAACGGCGTGTACCGCCTGCTTGGTTTGAAACTCAGCAGTATGAATCCGGAGTGGAAAGCCGATACCGATATGATTCGTTCCATTATCGGCCGCCAGCTGCAAAAAAGTGTCATGTACCGCTGCCGCAACTGCCACTTCAAATCCCAAGTCTTCTTCTGGCACTGCCCGGCCTGCAACAAATGGCAAACCTTTACGCCGAATAAAATCGAAATTTAATCAAGCGTTAAGCATTANTGTAAGGCGGCGACGGCTTTTGCACAATTTCGCGCCAGCTTTTGCACAAGAAAGCCCGTTTAAAGATGATTTAAACGGGCTTTAAATTTAACTAGCCATTCCACTCTTCGACATACAAGTAAACGGAATAGGATACGTCGATTTTAGGCTTATCATAGTTGGTACGAATGGATACACCTTTGCCGTCTTTTGCACAAATCGCATGATTGAGAAACAAGACTACCAGGTTGTTATGCTCAAGAGAAAGCGTGACACGCGGGTCTTTATAGGTATTGGCGAAGGTAACTTTAGTCCATGTATACCCGCCGTCAGCCCACATTTCCTGCGTCAAATGGATTTTCTCGCATTTCTTCATACCTAAAAGGCTTCGCAGCTCAGCGATTTCTGTTGCCTGTTTAGATTGTTTTTCGGCGACTGCTTCCAATTCGGCAATCTTCGCCCGCAATGCAGACACTTCTGCTGAAGCGGCCGCGCCCGCAGCTGCCGTTTTTGCGGCTTCCAAATCAGCGGTAACGGCAACAATTTTCTTATGCAGTGCTTCAATTTCCTCACTTTCTTCAGCTTTGGAAACTTCGGTACGCAATGCTTGAAGTTGCTCTGACAATGCGGCGACGGTTTGGTCTTTCTCCGTCAACCGCGTTAGAACAGATTCAAGATTTGCGCGCTGACTAGCCAATTCTCTCGCATGATTAGACAGCTCTTCTTTACTCGCTTCCAACGCCAGCAAACGGCCTTCCAGCGAGCCTGCCTGTTCGATAGCACGTTGTGCAACATTCAATCGCTCTGACAATGCGGCAATCTCTTCACTTTCTTCGGCATCTTTGACAGCTGCTTCCAAACGCGTGATTTTAACAGTCAAATCGGCAATAACTTTTGAATCGACGGCAGTACCTGTTGCTGGCTGAACAATGATTGCCTGGCCACTCACATCAATGGATACTACCTCTTCATGAATCACGCCGTCTTCCACGCCAAGCTCTACACGGCTAATTGACGGCGATACCGTCACAACGCCGCGCAGATAGGTTTTAACGACATTACCGGTTACTGCGCGTAAGTCATATTCAGCACGGCTCCAAGTAATATCGGCAGTCAAACTTGCCGGGAAAAGCAACCAAACATCACTGCCATCAATAGAAATTGTTGGCTGGATGATTGAGCCGTCAGTAGCTCGGATATCCATGACAAATTTGCTCAAAGATAGATCAAGCGGCTTATTTTCGGCTGTCAAGGACACTTTAAAAAGGTGCGTGTCACCACGATAAAGCGTGAAATATTGTGTTTTCGGCTGCATTTCAGACGGCCTTTCTTTTACCTTGTGACAACTCTGCCAAGTCAACCGGCGAACGTAATGACGGCTCGGTCACTCCCATTACCTCACCGCACCATTCCGAGCAGAACCATTTATCTGCAGACTGCCTCAAAACACGACGGAAAAACGATGTCACGCATAACACACCCAATAAATCATAGCGCTTGCCCTTAGTGCATCTCCACAAAGAAAACAGACGCTCCATGACAATTTGTTGATTATCCAGCGCAATCAAATCCCACTTTTCGGCAGACAACGGCATACGTTTGCAGCGCACACCGCCATCACGAAAAGATGATGAATAGCAATCAAAGAGGCCGTCTGAAAACGCTACCGGCACCGCAATTTCACAGTGAGAATATTGACCGCCGGTAACTTTGCGTATTACCCATTCTATAATGCGGAAAGCCAAGTCCTTGGGCGTTTTTATCGTCTTGCGGCCTTTATATAAAGCCAAATAGACTTTTGCCATTTTCAGACGGCCTCCGGCAAGGAGAATACAATCTCGATTTTGTCTAAATCAGATTGTTTTTTAGCAGCCTCAATCTTGCTTTGCAGCGCTTGGCGCTGGCCTGCCACATGAGCGGCAAGTTGCTCATAGGCCAGCGTTTTACGCAACGCCGCAGCCTTAAGCGTATCAGCGGGGATACCGCGTGCTGCGGCAATGCCGTCAAGCATCGGCGTTGACGCGCTTTTATCTAACTGCCAAGCTTTTGCTTCGGAGGCCTGAATTGACCAGCTTGCAAACTCAAAGTCTGGAACTAGGTTTGCTCCTGAATTTGTGTCGATAAAAGCTTGGGCAGAATCATTTAGGTCTTTTAATTTTTGTTTTTTTGCAGCCGATAAAATCATTTCGGTATGATTTTCAGGCAATACCCATTCTCCATTTTGGAGTATGTAATCCACAGAAGGAGGCGGAACATCTGTCGACAAGACGGCGCGGCCATCTGAGAATAGGTACTCTCCCGTCTCTTCCGAATCAGCTACTTCCAAATAAAAATATCCGCTCGGCAATACTGGTGGCTTGAATGCCATTTGCTCCACAAAATGGCCATTACTACTAAAAATATAAAACATAATTCCCTCTGAATCTTGTATTAATCACTTACTGTTTTTTGCATGCCACGTCGAATATCCATATGCATAAGGGGTATCTGACAATGGCTTAATGCTGATGTATGTACCACTCCACCAAGGAACGATCGCCCCGCCAAAACCGCAGGCGATATCTCGAATCGGACGGTAGTCTTGATTTCGGTATCGTTTGGGGATCTCTTCTGTTGTAACAATTGTCTCAATACCTGCCTTAAACCCATAAACTGCATCAATTCTCAGTTCAATATCACCACCAACTTGTCGATATGCAATTGCAGCTCCGTCTTGACCATCGCTACCAGCAGTCAATCCATTAATGACAGACACTGGAAGCCACCCAGTGTTATAAGGTTCAACCACATCGGCAATAATTTCAATTGCCGAGGGAATTGCCCGACCAGTTTGAAAATTGCCATCAGAAGACGGACATGCGTAGGCATCACCGTACCAAACTTGTGATGAGCCTCCTGCATCTAAGGCAATGGCAGTTACACATTGTTCATCCGCCATAATTTGGGCAGACTCCTGAAGGGTTGCCCCATAAGAGCCACTAACGCCTTCAAGGTTCAGGAATACAAGGCTGCGGTCGGCTCGCTGGCCGATTGCGGCTCGCGCGCTTAAATAAGTGTCTGCATTTGGAACAACACGACCATCTTCTACAAGCACGGGGCCACGGGCGAAACTAGCCGTCCACTCTGCCCCTTCATCGACCCATTTTGCTGCACTTTTCCCATCCTTACTTTTTGCTGCCTTCAGCTTGCCGTTACGCAGCCAAACTGCTGCCGCGTTAGTATCGAAATCGGAGGTTGCCCAGTCTCTATGCACTTTACCATCGACAATTTGCAACCCTTGCAAAGCTGCCTTTCCGTCAGCAGGCGGAGTTGTCCACCCGTCGCAACTCAACAGGATGCGGGACTGGCTTTTACCGACATACTCATGCAGTTTTTCCAATTTAATTTTTTTCTGTTCATCTGGGGTACCAAGCAGAATTTTCTTCACACAACCCGGGCGTGGGTTGATGACTTCCGTGATATTCCAACGCTTCCCACCCTCCGTACGGTAACGGCATCGAACAACTGTCGGCAGGTTAGACTCAGTATAAGTATCATCGAAATGCCCGAATGACTCGTTGATTGGCAACCAGCCGGGCAGGTCCGGAATATAACGGCTGCCAGCTTTCTTTTGATAGATATAACCTTGCACCACAGCTACCGCACCATCAGGAAGGCCTTTGATTTCTTTAGTTTGTTGCTTGGCGATAAAATCTGCCCTTGTAACTGCATAAATCACCATAGGTGCATTTTTAACAATTTCGCTGCTACCTTCTTTGCTAATCTTGCGAATGGCCTGCAATAGCTGCGTATCATCGTCTTTATCTGGCTCAATTCCGGCAGCTTTGATAACGTTTAAGGGTTCTGCCTGTTGTTGATTAAGCCACCAAGCAGGCACTGGAGTGCCGGGAATACGGCGCGTACCGTCAACGAATTGGCCGTCGTGGGTTTCGATTTGCTTCATATCATTCCTCGTATTCAAAGCGGCACAATGTCCATGCCGGTTTTAATTCTTCAAACATAGTTTCGATGATTGGATCCATATAGACACTGATGCGGTCGCCCGCACGGCTTTGTCCGGCTCTGAAAATATAGGCGGTGGCTTTTCCGTCGGCGATGTCGACGCACCAACGCCAAATAGCATCTTCAGTATTCAAACAATCTCCGGCACAGCTTTCTCCGGCACGGAATTGGTCTTCTTCATAAATATTTACGGTGTAGCCCGCCGATTCGGCGATGGCGGTAAAGTAGGCAATGCTCAAACCGCCCAAGGCGTTGAGTTTGGCCAGCACGGCATCAGTACGTTGTTGGGTATTGGCTCCGGCAGGCGGGGTGATGGCCAGCAGCTCTTCCCAGCGATACAGGTAATCGTTTTCCGCGTCAGGGAACGGCGCATTTTTCACTCCTTCCGCATGATCGGCCACAATATCAAACACACCCGCTTCAGCTTTGATTTCTGCCGTATCTCCTACGGTGTCGTAGCTGACGGGCGGGCGCATGGCGGCAAGTAAGGCTTGATGGCTCACGTGGTGTACTCCACGCTAATACTGCCAGGATGCAGCCAGTAAATGTCTTCGGCACTTTCCTTGGGCTTGATATTGCCCACGGGTGTGGTTAAGACACGGTCATGTACGCCGTATACTTCGCTGATTAAGGTTTCCAACTGGCTTTTAATTAGGGCGTCACCGGGCTTTAAAGCATCAAAATAGGCGTTCACAGCTGATTTGATGGCAGCGGTGGCCGTATCGGTATCCGTGCTGCTGCTTAAGGTAATGGTGACGGCCACATTCACGGTCTGGATACTGGGCGCAAGGGCCAGAAAGCCGTTTTTACGGGTGACAGGTCGCACCGCATCGACATGAGCTTGTACGGCGGCCAGTGTTTCCGCGCTGGGAATACCGTTTTCACCCAAAATGACGGCATCGACAAAGCCGTTGCCACGACGTAAAGGGTAGATAAATGCATCAACCACACCCGGCACTTCCAAGCACCAATTGCGGAAGTCGTATTGGTTACCGCCCGCAGCAGGTCGGCGCAGGCGTTCTTCATATCGTGCCAACAGGCTCTCATCGCTTTCGGCATCTGTACCGCCAACCATCGTTAGCAAGACGGCAGAACTGTCAATCCCCGCAGGTACGCTTTGCAGCGTAGCCGCGGTTTCGGCGGTTTGATTTTGAGCACTACCCGAAATAGTGGCGATAACGGCTATCTCGGTGCTTCCAAGCGTACCGATAACGGCAGATTCGGCGGCTAAATACACCTTATCGCCCACATTGATTTGTTGGCCAACAGGCACCGTTGCACCGACCGCGCCGCGAACACGCACCTTACCGCCCGCAAAGGTGGCAGTTTTTCGGTAAATCCCATATTTGGCAGCGTGTTTTTCGAGGTAGGCACTGTCGGCGGTATCGGCAAACGCTTGACGCAAAATCCACTCTTGATGCTGGTATTGGCCTTCACCCACAGCAGCAATAGCGGTAGCACGTACATGGTTGTCGCTGCCTGCGTGCACATGGGCGGTAGGGTTTTGGTTTTGTAGGTCGCGCAGATAATTGGCGCGGATTTGCTCGAAATTAAGTGCTTGCGTCATATCACGGCCACTTTGTGACTAAGGGTTACGGTATCGCCTGCGGCATCGACAGCTTCAATATGCAATTTCAGCCAGCCGTGCTGCGGTGTGGATGTGGTTACTTGGATGGATTGGGCGCGTTTAGACTGAAGCACAGGCTGTAATGCTTGCTCGGCGTATTGCTTGGCCAGAACTTCAATGCGCTTTAAATGCTTTTGGCGGCGTAATTCGTGCAGGCGGCTGCCGAGCGTGCGGTCTGCCCAGTAGCTGCCCAAGGGTGTTACCAAGCGGATATACAGCTCGTTTTCGATGGATTGGGCGGATTGGTTGACCACATAACCGCCTGTTTGTGGGTTGAGTAAAGCGTCCATACCTGAATTTTCGGATATGGACGCTCGTTCTTTGAGTGGATTGATGTCAGACAAATATAGAAAGGCCGTCTAAAACCCCAATAAGGATTCTTAGACGGCCTTTAAAAGCAGTTTAAATGACTTCACCGGTTTCCGAACCGTTGGTCTCAGTGTGTTTGTGATTACTGCCGACATCTTTACCGTTGTTGGTTAATGCGCCGGTAGTATTCAAATCGCCGATCATATCCACGTTGCCGATAAATGTCGTACCGCTACCGCCTTGCACGGCCATACCTCCATTGCCGTTGATTTGGCCTTGCGCGGTTACTTGAGCAGAGCATTTCACATTATTTGCTGTAATATCTACACCGGCAGCAGCTTTAATATTTACACCGCCTGGAGCTTTAATATTCAGCATTTCGCAGTCTATTTCGATAACCCGGCCTATCTTTAACACTATCTTGGCACCGTCGGCGTTATAAACAGCCGTTTCGCCATCAGACAAACCGGTAATGCGGTACGCGCCGTTTGTCGTGGTAACGATAATACCGTGGCTGGTTTTACCGCCCAAGGGCACAACAACGCAATCACTGCCAGCAGGCGGATTGCTGGTAAAGCCGAAGTTTTCGGCATGCTCCAAGTCTTGCACGGTTTCGCCGTCCAAGCCTTCGACTTGAATTTTTTGCACACCGCCACCTGCCTGGACTCTGGCAACCTTTCCGCGAAAGGCTTGCCGGACTGTGTTAAACGCCTGTTTGATACGCTTATCTATGGTTTTAATATCCATTTAAATAACCTGCAATTCCTGTTTTGGCTTTTTAGCCTGACGGCGTTTCTTCGGCTTGACTGGCGTTTGGCCGTTGGCTTTTCTATTTTCTGACGGCTTGTGTGCAGTTTTCTTGCCATCTTTTTTGCCTGCGCCTTGTTTTTTCTTAGGCGGATCGGCATCCAACACCCATGCACCGTCTTCTTTAAGCGTTAATACGGTTTCCGTGCCTTGGCCTCTGCCTCCGACAAAGGTACGCGCCATCAGGAAATACACCGCGTCGATGCCGTCTGGTTCGCTCAATACGTTGATTCGCTGACCCGGTTGCCATAAAGTACCGTCATCGGTTCGGTGTCCCTGTACCACCGCCGTGATGGTCAAGCCTTCCAAGCGGCTGTCCGCCAGGCGTTTCTTTGCTTTACGTTCCGCTTCCGCCTGACTGTCAACATCAGGCTCTGTCACAATTAAAGGCCGGCTCAGCTTAAGGGATTCATCTTTCACCGTCGCTTTGATATTGTGCTTGCCGGTATGACTTTGCCCCAATACCGTGACCTCACTGTACCGAGCGGCCATATTGCGCTCGACTTCCAAGCTCTTGATATTGTTATTGTCGCCACTGACCCGTAAGACCAACTCGGCAACAGGTGCCGTGGTGTAGTCAGGACCACCAACAACTAACGTGCCGTCAGGCTCCATCCAAGGCCATACCCCGTTGGCTTCGGCATATTGTGTCAAGGCATCCCATGCACGGCTTCCGGGCTCGATTTGAACTTTATGGGTTTTATTGGTTTTGGTTGCATCGATACGGATTTTTGACAAACCCAAAGGCTTGACGATTTTTTCAATAATTTGGTTTAAATCCATATCCTGCGCATTAAACAACGGCGCAGAACAGTCCAACAGGATACCGGCATCATCACGGCCCTGAATGGTCAGCGTTTTATTGCCTTTCTCCGTCGTAGTGTGCACACGGTCGATACGGCCGCTTAATACCGTATCCCCACCGACACGGACTTCTACTTTATCGCCTTCTTTTACTGCAGTCGGGACTGCATCTACCGGACGGCCAAGCGTGACTGAAAAGTCATCGGCGGGGGTGAGCAGGTCAGAAACGATGTCGTAATTCGTCCACTGCCCATGAGTTTTGCCGTTAATCATCAGAGTGACAGTATTATTTGGCGTAGGCATTTAACACCTCTCCTTTACTGAGAAAGTTCGGATGACGGATTTGTGGATTCAGACGCAACAACTCGCCAAAACGGCTGTAATCGCCATACCATTCAAACGCCAACAGATGCAGGCTGGTATCACGTCCTACAATTTTCTGCACTAACGGAGGACGCATATTCAAAACGGCAAAAGCCTGTTTTTGCAGCTTGTGCGCCGTATCACGCAAACTTTCAGTCAGTTCGGCGGCAGTTTCAAGATATGGTGTTTGCGGCAACAGGCCGGCAGCCTCAATGCGGCGATACACATCATCAGCACTGTCTGCCGGTGTTTGGTATAACCTTAGCAGGGAATAAGCCATCTTCTCGGCCTTTACCTCATCTGCCAACATCATCGCCAAAATACGGTTTGCGGCCAGCGTGCGTTGCAAAGCAGCATGGGTATCGGATAATAGGCGTGAGATTTCCACGGGCGTCAAAGTTGGCGTATCAATTTGTGTTGCCAGAATATCTGCGGCCTGTTCTGCCAAAGCACACGCTCCAACAGTTGCGGTAAACGCTGTGAAAGCAGCGACATCTTCAACCTTTGCACGCTGAATCAAATCGATTGCCGAAACGCTGCCTTCTGTCCCACGACTTACCTGCCACGGCGTAGCGGAGGCTTTTGACACCCCACCAACCATATCGCGCCAGCCATCCAGCCCACTTTTACCGACGACGTGCATATTTGCCAACACACCGAATACTGATTTCAACTCGGCCACCAATACGCGCGGGTTGTTAAGAAGATTCATGGAGCCGGTGAATACGCCGTTTACCTGACCATACATAACGCCGACTGCCGTCAATACTGTGGCATGAAATGCGTTCCAACGGCTTTGCGCCTTCTGAATCTTGCCCAAGGCCGTCTGAAATACTTCAAAGCCCTGCCATGCTGCCAAATCTGCCAGCCAATCGATTTCATCGGCCAGTGCAGACGGCAATTCACGGTCGAAAAACGGGGCGGCTTTAACACTTTGCTTAAAGGTCATCCGCACCGTACAGTAATCGGGATTTTCTTCATTATGAGCGGCTTCAAAATCAGCCACCACGCAATCGGGCACGCTGCCGTAAATCGGGTGGATCAATTCGCCCGCACCAGTCTCCCGCAAAACACCTAACAGGCTTTGCAGCCTGCTTTCATAATCATCCCCCCACAATACCGCCGTCAGGCTCATATCCATTGCCGATACGCCCGTATCCTCAATATCCGAACCCTGAACAAACGGGTATTCGTGTTCGGCTAAGGCGTGCGTGCCACGCAACGTATCATCGATTACATCAAAGCCGACACCCTTGAAACTGGCATCAAGTAAAGTATCTTTCCAACTCATCACGGATCCTTAATTTTTAGCTGCCGCACGCGCCGCCGCTTGATTGATATAGGCCATAATATTGCCGTTTTGAACGGTGACTGTAACGGGTATCGGCTTACCTGCCGCCGCCTGCATTTGCGCGGCAGCCGCAGTCATCTGGGAGGCCGCATTGGTAAGCTGGGCGGTTGCAGCCTGATTTTCAGTTGCCGCTGTGACATACTGTTGGCTGGCTTGCTGATTGGTTTGTGCGGATTGACTGAGCTGCGCCATACTCTCTTTGAGAACAGGGCTGTCGAGCGGAGAGTTATTCCCACCCAATTCCTCCCGTTTTCTCATGTATTCGTTTTTGGCAGACGACATAAAATCAGGCAAAAACGACTGCAAGCGGTCGGCGAAGGCCACCAACGGTTTACTCCAGTCGTCATATTTATCCCGTTGCGCCGCCAAATGTGTTACGCCGCCCATAGCGGCCAACGGGGCAGCACCTAAAGTAAAGGCACCCATTGAGCCTGCAGAAGGCAGAAAACGGCCGACACCGGCAACACCTTGACCGCCTTGGAAGAACCGCCATCCGCCGCTTACCATTGAGCTTGTCCCCACAGTTGCGGATACCGCCGCAGCCCCTTGACCCGCCGCCACCGCTGTCTGCGCGGCTTCCTGATTACCTCTGGCCCAGTCGGCAATACCTTTAAGCTTATTGGCCACCATGTCGGTAAAGCTTGAGAATGCGCCATATTCAGCTTCGCTGTATGCCGTTTTGAGCTGTTCTTTTTTGAATCCGGAGCCATCGGCCACAAATTGATAAGCCCCATCTACTGCACCGGCGGCGTTGGCTTGTCCTTGCTGCAGTCGTGCGGCTTCTTGCTTGTTGTTGATGAGCGAGAGCAACGCCATTAAGGCTTGGCGGTCTGAAACCAACTGGCCGACAGCCGTACCGTCAACCAAAGCTTTCTGGTTTTCCAGTAAAGCCAACTTAGCCTCATCACCTTGCGCTGCGGCCATCTGCTTCATTAAGGCAGCACTCTTTTCATCTTTCTGCACAATTTCACTGACAATATCGACCAATGCGTCCAGCGAGTTCATGCCTGCAGCCTGACGCTTATTCATACTGGCCGTGAAGTCAAAACCCTCTTGGCCGTTAATGTCGATTTTCTTTGCCTTAGTAACGATGTCCTGACTGCTGATTTTCGCCAGCAGATTGACCAGGTTGTTACCGGCTTCGTCTGTACTGCCTGCAGTCATAAACGCCAGTTGGTTTGCATTTAACAAACTGCTGAAATTATCCAGTGTCGCGCCCATACCTGCGGACTTCATTGCTGCCAACTGTTGCGGCAACCATCGCGCCATGTCTTTCAGCTCAAAACCGCCATCCGCGCCCGATTGCATGGCTCGGTCAAGCAAAGCAGGAATATCGGCTTCTTTAAACCCTGCCTGCTTCGCCTTGGTCACAATATTGGCAATATCATCGGCATCGGCATTGGCGGCCAGTGCTGTTTTCATTACGGTCGGCAACATCTGCTTCACGGCAGCATCACTCAACGAACCGCTGGCCACCATGGTATTCATTGCCTGCAAGGCTGCTTCCTTAGATGTTCCGCCAAGATAAGCGGCATCGTTTACCGTTTTATTAATTTCCTCCATGCCGGCACGTTTTTCCGCCAAGGTCTTGCCTGCATACATGGTATTGGTCGCGTGACGCAGCTCCGTGTCATAGTCCATTGTCCGGTTGATCGGCTGGGCCAACACATAACCGCCGGCCATGACACCGGCGGCAACCGAAGTCGCACCGCGCGCCAAACTTTTACCTCCTTGGATCATTCGGTTGAAACGGCTGCCGCTGTTCATTTCGGCATTTAACTCACGAATACGGTTGCGCGTCTGTTGAGCGGCTCGCGCCAGTTCATTGTGCGAAGCACGGCCGCTTTTGGCCATTGCGTTGTAGGCCGCTTGAGTACGTTGGATTTCACGGCGGATTTCACGCTCTGTGCGGATGCCCAAACGGGCGGCAGCTGCATGCATCAGCTGTTGTTGCCTGCCGGAAGATGATGCCGCACGGCTTTGAATCTGCATCGTACGGTTGGCCTCGGTCGCCAAGCGGCGCAGGCCGACACTTGCGTCATCTCGGAACTTGGCAACTAATTCGATTGTATTACGGCTCATTTTTTCTTCCGTTTACTGATAAAGGTTTGAGTGTGTCCGCCAGATGCAGATGGGGTTGAAGTTTTGGCAGACGGCGCAAACCAGGGCAGCACCACGGGAGCGGCACGGCCACGGTCAATCAAATCGGCCTGTTTGAGCCATCCATCAAGCTCCGGCTGAGTCATCTTGCCGATATCGTCGGCAGAGATACCGTAACTCCCCAGCTTCAAGACTGCGTATCGGTAGCGGTCGGCACGGGCTGAACGGACAGACGCTTTTTTGCCAGCAGCTCTTGGGCGAAATAAAGCGCGTCAAAATCGGTGGCGACCAACTCATCGGCCAAGAAGTCGAGCGTTAAGGCATCAGGTTGAATCGTACCGATATGGTCGAGAGAGGCTGAATAGGCGGCCAACATACGCGCCTGACCCTCCAGCGTTGGATCAATAGCCATATCTTCGCGCACGGTCAGCAGATGCATGGAAAAATCACGATGGACAGCACCGTCAACAGAGATACCGTACTTCAGACGGCCTGAAACGGTTTTCAGGTCAGAAGAAATAACCAGCTCATACTCTTTTGCGGCATGTTCGAGCTCTTTGGAAATTGAAGACATAATAAAAGCCTCTAAACGGTTAATCGGATAAAAATCCAATTATCGTTTAAAGGCTATTTAAACCGTCTTTAACAGGTGTCAGTTTCGGATGGCTTACTCAATCACTTTACGGGTTGCAAAGCCGGTCACATCAATGACCAATTCGTTGTCCACCGTATAGCTTTCACCGGCTTCCTTCGCGCAAAAACCAAGATAGGAGGTTGGGCGCGCACCATTGATATCAGGGACCAGCGAGATTTTTGCGTCTTCGATTTTATCCCAATCGATAACCGTACCGTCTGTCGGCACGACGGCGGTAAAAGAAATATCATACTGGCCGACACCGCGCGTAAAGCCTTTGACGCGGCGTGTGCGGTTCATGGTTTTAACTTCTTTTTTACCTGTGATGTTTTTCACATCAATCTTGGTGACTTCCACCTCGGTCGCACCGACATACAGCGTTACGCTGCCTACATATTCTGTACTCATGTTCTTTCCTTTTTACAGATACAGGTCGATAACCATGCCTACTTGGTGCAGGCCGTTAACCACATCGGACGGCACACGGCAGTTGAGCATGCCGGTGTTTTGCGCATCGCGCTCCACAATCAGGTTGGCCAAATTGTTTTCAACGTCTTCGACAATTTCTAACTCTTCACATTTCATCAACACGTCAATCAACTCAGAGCGGACACGGGCAATGGTGCGCTCGGTCATTTTGTCGCGCGGGAAACGCAATGCGATACGGTCGGCACACGCGCCTGATACATAAATCAATGTACGTACGGTAGTCATATCGAGCAGGCTTTCGTCTGCCGTGCCGTTGGCAGTTTTGGTATAAGTCGAAATAGCGCGGACGATTTGGGCGGATGTGCCGTCTGGGCTGGTTTCAATAGGAGTAACGCCGTTGTAGAGCGCGTTTTCCTGTTCGGTACGCATAGTCTTGTCTGCACTGTCGCACACACCGATGCCGTTGAGCTTTAGGGTATTGAGCGGACGAGCCGGATCTTCCTCACTGGCCACGACGGCAGCAAACGCGGCCGCCAGCTCACACGGCAGGCTAGGCGTTTTACGATACCAAGCCGAATACAGATAACCGCTGTTCAGACGGCCTGCCTGTGTCGTTGTTTGCGCCAATGCTCCGGTTTGCCCGTAAATACCCAATGCCCAGCGTTTTTCTTCGGGTGCGCCGACAGTTTCCAAATGTGTGCGCAACTTCAAGAGGTTCGCCTCATCTGTACAGCCTACCGCAATCAAATTATGACCTTCGGCAATCACTGCATTCAATGCAGGGCCGATATCGGCATCGGCATCACCGCCGCTCATTGCCTTGACCGTAACGGTAATACCTTCGGCGGTATTGCCGGTACGGATACGGATATGGTTGCCGTGCGTGCCTTTATTTTTAGCCGTCAGCGTTACCAAACCTTCGGAAGCTGTTGCCGTTACCGGCAAAGATGTTTCCGCGTCAATGGCCGCCTTAATAGCTGCTGCTACGGTTGCAGCGGTTGCATTAGCGGCGACACCGACAGTCAACGTATCGGCATTGCCGATGTTGACGCGTAAAACGCCTTGCGTATCGGCAGTGCCCGTAATCGTGATACTGCCGGTCGCGGCAACGCCTGCTTCATTGTCGGCAACGGCAATCAGGCTCAAATCCGCATATGCGTAAGCCTTGATAGCGGCCAATGCCATCAAATGAGCCTGAGAGCCGGCACCATACGCAGCTGCGACATCGGCCGCAGAATAGATATTTGCCAGCGCAGTCAGTTTGCCCGCTTTGGGGTTGCTGTGTTGCGCAATGAGCAGCACACGTTGCTTGTTGGTTGGCAGGTTGCGCACAGCAAGCTTGGTGTTCCATTCGACGTAAACGCCGGGCTTACGCGTACTGGTTTGAATCTTATCGAAACTGACGTTTGCGGAAGTCATGATTTGTTGCCTTTCGGTTTGTCCTCAACAATAACCAAGTCGCCGTAGTGAATACAGCGCAGGTAATACGCGGCATTCGGCACTTCGACCGTTTCTTGGTCGGTAATATATTCATGTGGCTTGCCTGCCATAGGGACTTGCAGACCTGCGGCGGCACGAACTTTAATGGTTTCAGTCATGTTTTACCTCGGTTTTAACGGTGGCCGCCATATCGGCGGGTTGGTTTGGTTTTTTAGGCGGGATACGCAGCTCAAGGTTTGCGCCTTTAAAATCGGGATGGTCCGGGTCGGTACGGCCTTGGTATACGGATACGTCGGCATATACTTGCGCCTGTTGCCCGTCTGAAACCGTAGGCCGTGGCCAATCGCCGTCTTGCAGTGCGTCTTCAAACCAATGCGTTTCAAAATCCAGCGCGAATACGCTGATTGCGTCCAACTCCATTTGTTTAGAAAACAGGCTTTTTGCTTTGCCAGGCTTCAGACGGCCTATACACAAACCCATAGTCTGATTGATCAGCAACAGGCGCACGGCCTGCATCAGCCGGTAAGTGCCGACATCGTTCCGGTGTAAACCGCCGAAGCGGCTGTCCGCCTCACTACCGCTGGCACGGTCGCCGACTAAGACAGTAAAGTGGCCAGTGACTTGGTAGCGTGTACGGCGTGTATCATGGGGCTCGCTGTTGGTGATGCCGGCAAACATGATCCAAACGGCGGGGAACTGGTTAACCACTTGAGCCAAGCCTTCGCCGTCAAATTCGCCACCGTAGGTATGCACACCGCTGACCATTTGGCCAAGGCCATCTGAAAGACGCTGTTTGATGGCTTGTTCAATAGACGCTATCACGGCCGAACACCTTTTCCTTAGCGGCAAACATTACCGCATCACCTTGCACGGTCGGCTTGGGATCGGCATTTTCAGCCACACCCAAACCAGCCTTGCCTGATGCCACCAATTTGAGATACGCAATCGCCGCCTCATATCGGTGTACCATATCTTCCGTCAGTTGGCGCTTGCCCGTTGCCAAACGGTAAACGGCAATGTCGCAGCAATAAAGGATCAACAGGCGCACAGGGGCAGGCAACGGCAATTCATAACGCGAGGCCAGATAGCCGTCGATTTCGGCGGAGGCATCATCCAAACCTTGTTGCGCAATTTCGGCGTTTACACTACCCAAGCGCGTCAGGTCGGTCAGACCTGCAATCGTCGGCTCGGTATAACGCGCCACCAAATCGGCAACCGTTGCGTAAGCCATTAATCCTGCTCCACGGGCAAGGCTTCACAAACAACAGCCATCGGCTCGGCCAGCAGGCGCTCCCACGCTTCGGGTTCAAAATCGGCACGTTTCACAAAAGTAAAGTGCGGCTGAACGTGATACCCGCTGCGCCAAAACGCATGGCCATGTTTGGATTTGATGGCAACCACTTCGGCATCGGCTGCCGCTTCACCGCCTGCCTGATAGCGTTCTTGCGCTTCTGCCGCTTCAACGGCAGGGCTTGCGGCCTGTTCCAATTGAGCTTCCAATTCGGCGATACGCATACGTGCAGCTTCAAGCTCGGCGTTTAATTTTTCGACTTCAGCCTCAAGAAACGCCTGCAACTTAACGTCTTCGGGGTTTACATCCACAGTTGCGCCAACCGTTTGCTCGGTTTTTTCATCTTCGTTTTTTACTTTTGCCATTTCTTATCCTTTCGGCGGGCAGAGCCCGCCTATCTAAATGGTTACAGCAACCAAGGAGATACGATTACCTTGCATTTGCCTTTGTTCGGGTTGTACGCACCATTCTCCAGGCGGTCGCCTTCCACTAATTTTTTGGCGGCGTTTTCCAAAGAAGGAGGAACCAGCAGCACATTCGGGCGGATACCCAGCGGTCGGCCGCCGTCGCCTTTCAGGCTGACCATTGCGTTGTAAGCCTTTTCAAAACCTGCGGCATTCAGGGTTTCTTCCGACTTAGCCGCCATTTGCCAGAAGCCCAAACCAACATTACAACGGCCGTCCACGCCGTAGCGGTATTCGTTGCGCATAAATACGCCTTCGTCGGTAGCGGCGGTCATGGCAGTGAACTGCTTAGGTTTGCGTTCCTGATAAATCAGAGGTTTCAAGGCGCGTGATGTATCCAGCAAATACCAAGCGGCTTCGATACCGGGGAAAATATTGGATACAGTGGTGGATTGGCCGGTGCCATCGACTTTTTCATACACCGGATGGTCGTTGTCGAAGAAGTTCTGACCGTCATAACACAACGTAGCGTGCGCGTTTTTCAGCAGGGCAAATACCAATTCATCTGGATGAACAGCGGAAGCACGGCCCATTTCAGTCATCATCGGCGCGTAAATACCGACATTGTCGTCTTCGATGTCGTTGCGGTTGACCTTGACCGAACTTTCAAAATGCTTGTTAGTGATGGCATAGCCGTGTGCCTTCATATCTTGGAATACGCGGTCGCCCACCCATTCGCGGAAGGCAGGCCATTGACCGAGCCAGCCGTAAGTATTGGAAGCTGTGGAAGACGGGATGACGGTGGCGATTTCCTTGTATTGGCTGTCCGCCATTTTCAGGCCGTCTTGGAAGTTTTTCTTAAAGCCGGTAAACAGCGCTTTCAGTGTATCTGGAGTGATAATCATGCTTTAATCCTTGTTTAAAGCCTTATTTGGCTTTTTGATAATCTTCGGCTGAAATGCCCAATTGCTTGGCCACTTCGATTTCTTCCGGAGTCAACGCAGGCTCACCGCCTTCAGCGCCTTTGCCACCGGTTTGTGTTTTACTCAACGCGGCCAATTTCAAACTGCCTTCCATCAGATTCTTAAATGCCTCTGGGTCTTTGGCAGCCAGTTGTCGTGCCGATGCTTCTTGATGCGGCAGCAGGCGGCCGTCTGAAAGAGCGGCACGGATCAGGCCGTCTGAAGTACCGCCCACTTCCATTGCAATCACTTTCTTGCTCAACGCAGCCACTTGGGCTTTCAGTTCGGCAACTTCGCCGTTGTCGGCATTACCGCCTTGAGGATTATCTTCGGGCTTGCCGGCATCGCCTTTACCGCCTTCGCCGCCTTGCGGTTCGTCTTTGTGTTCGGCCAGTGCCTCGGCCAGCGTTTTACCGCCCAGCTTTTCTTGTGCTTCGGCCAAAGCCGCTTCAATGGCTTTATCGTCGGCATCTGCCGCCAAGCCCAAGAGCTTGATTAAAGCTTCCTTGTTCATACTTGTTTCCTGTTTGGGGTTGATAGAGTTTTGGCGGCTCAATGCAGCCAGAGCCATGCCGTCCAGCGCAGGCGAATTGGTCAACGCCACACTGTGCAGCCCGCGCACATTGCCCAATGTGTCGTATTCGAGAACCGGCGATAGATAGCGGTATTCGCCGCTGTCTATCATGTCTTTTGCGCGTTGTGTCCATTTCACTTCGCCCATCAGACCGCGATCGTCATCCCACACATATTTGCTGATCCAACCGGCAGCAGGATTTTGCTGTCCGGTTTCCGCAGCTTTCAGTGTGGCGTGTTCGTAGTCCACAACAAGGTCTGTTTGTCCGGCATCAAAGGCGGCAATGATTTGCTGCGCCAAAGAGGCAGTCATCGTCCAGTGCGCCACGCCTGTATCGGTGCGTCCGTCTACCGGTGCAAATTGACCTTTGGGTACGATTTTGATAAGGCCGTCCGTATTTCCGACTTTGGCGGCAGATAAGGCGGCAAGAAAGGTTTTTGTATCCATTGCCGAATCATGAGCCATCAAGCCGGCACAAGAGGCTGAATCACTGTCAGTAAGGAACGAAAATGAGAAATATCGGAGAATGAAAAAGAGAGTATGTTTAAAACCGTTTCAGAAGCCTTTTAAGCCCCTCACAGATTGATTTAAACGTTTCGGGAAAGGGTAGATAAGGGAAAGATATATAAAAGCCGTCTGTGTGCAATTTCAGACGGCTTTTGTTTTAATTGCCGAGAGCGGCATCCAAGTAATCATTTACCGCATCGACTAAAGCCTGTTCGTCGTCAGGTTGAAGAACCATAAACGGACGTGCAGGAATCTTACTGCCGGGGTGATTGACACGTTTGGCAAACCGTCCGCCAAATTTTAAGGCTTTGCCGTTTTTCGGCAATATCGTATGCGGTGCAGTTTGTCCGCCGAAGTTATGAATGGCCGCATATTCCACATTGGTACCGACCACGGCTTCCGTGGCCGTACTGTTCTGCGTAATCGAATTGCGCAAACGCCCACTGGCCTGCAACAGCCCCGATCCTTCTCGCGCGGACGGATACTTGCGCGGAGCCCACGCGGGGCGGCCGCCTGCCTCGAAGTTGTCCAGCACGGCATTGCGCATGATGCGGGCAAGCTGCGTCATCAATGGCTGGGTGTTGCTTGTACGTTGCGCAATGGCGTTTAAGCTGTTTTGCAACGTGTCTGTGTTGATTTTTATCTCAATCATCAGTATATTATCCCTAACAAAGCCGTAAAGCGTGGGTTACCAAATGGAAAGGGAGCGGTGGCGTAAGCCCCCGTGTGATCCTGTTCGAATCAGGCAAAACGCTTTACGGCTTTTTCCATAACAGTTCAATTGCATTCAAACTGATTATCCGGTTTGGGTCATCAACAACAGCGCCTGTATTCACCATATTGGTTAAGAATTTCTCTTTTTTACCGGTAAGCAGATTTCGTGCCGCCGCTTTATAATCCATCGTAACAACCAGCTTGCCCTTGCTATTTGGTAAATCATAAACAAACAACAGCGCATCTTTTTGTGCCGGGTCATTCGAACGTGACAACCTGATTTCATCCGGCGCATTCAAATGCTCAGGCAAACGTTCCCAAAAATCTATCGGCAACTGTCGCACTTTCTTATCGCGCCAAGAATGCCAAAGCCTGTCATCATTTGCCGAAATTAAGGCCGACGGTGTGAAACCTTTGGCCTCCAATGTTTCTAAGACCGCCAACGGCAACACACCTACATGAAGAAACTGACCTGTCTGAAAACCGTCTGCCTGTGCTTTGCGTACCATATTGGTCATTGCCTTAATGGTTGAGCGCATAATCATTGGGTCTTTTAAAGCAGCACCAACCGCCACACTTGCCAGCTTCGGCGGCAAATCCACTGCACGCTGCATCTGCAACTGCCCCAAGTTGGCCAAATGGCTTTTACCCACATTATTCTGAAAACCTGCATCAGTATAAAAGCGGCTGCCGTCGGCAAGCTTCACCGCCTTGGCCGGGCGGGTGTCGCCCTTGCGGTTGACCACCACTTCCGTATCTTCCAGTTGCGCTTTTTGCGGCAGCAGATTGCGCCGCTTCAAGTCACGGTCTGAAAACGCCCGCACGGTACAGCGGCAGTTGAAGCCGTTGGGAGGGTAGAAGTAATTCCAAAACGGGTCGTCGATGTGATACACCGCGCCATGCGCCGCAGCGTGGCTCTGTCGGGTACGGCTGTCAAGAATGGCCGAATACTGCAGCCAGGGCGCAGAGTCTCGACCATCTTCAAGAGCCTGCCAATGCCCGGACATATAGGCCGACTGCATTTGCGTACGGAAAATGGTTTCCAGTCGATGCCGCGTGATGCCTTTACCATCTACTTCGCCGGTATTGGCATTCACAATGTCGCCATCTTTCAGCAGCTGCCAATCATACTGTTTCAGACGGCCTACCACATCATCACGGAATTTCTCAAATGACGTACCGTTTTTCAGGCTTTCATACAAAGCACCGTGGATTTGCGCGACAATATCCTGCTTGTGAATGCCCGCAATCGCCCGTGCCTTAGCCTGCGCTTCGTTCCACGTTACTTTCCAATCGGACGGCACATTAAAGCCCAGCCCCTCAAAATACTTGACGGCCTGTTCAGGCTCAAGGCCGAATGCGTAGCTCAAATCAGCCATTCATCCGTCCCCATAAGTCCGACACAAAAACCACACGCGCCAAGGCCGTCTGAAATTGCTCGGCAGTCAGGTCGGGATAAACGCGCAGTAAACGCTCCTGCACATCCTCATAACTATCACCCTCGGCCAAAGCCTGGCCTAAGCCGCGTAAAAACGGCTCAATCATTTCTGGCAAGGCCACTTTGCTCAAGTCCGCATTATCCAAATCCGCCTGCGCCGCGCCGACAATCTCGCCAGTTTTACTCAAAGCCACACGGCGGTAGCTTAGAGAAGCGTTTTTTAAATCCGTTTTAACGTCGGTTTGAAAAGCCAATACCGGCTCGTCTTCGGAAGCCAAAGGAATGGCTAATTTTTCCTGCGCCCACGACAACGGAATCTTCATGCCGATTTCCACCAATTTAGGCAAAGAGTCGGAGTACACCGTCAAATCTTCAGGCAATTGCGTATCGAACACAAAGCGTGGCAGACGTGAAACATCGACATTGCCTTTATTGAGCTGCAACAATGGCAGGATCAATTGGCGCGTCAATGTGCCGGCCAGTTGTTTGGCATCGGACACCAGCAAATCATGGCGCACCTCGTTATGGATTTGCCCCAGCGCATTGGTAGCAGTCTTGCCGTCAGCCTGGCTGGTCAGCGTGCCGCCTAAAATCGCTTTTGAAGACGTTTTATCCGCCCAATCAATCATTGCCTGAAATGGATCCGCACTGCCATTGGCCGCGTTGAGCAGCTCAATCTGCATGGTTTCAGGAATAATCCCCGCCGCGTTATGGCCGATTTCGCGCACCGCATTCAAAAGGGTGAGCTTATCTTTGTCGTCCGCACCGGAGGCATATTTACCGATTCGGGTCGGCAGGCCGTAAATCTCCAAAAACTCGGCCAAATCACGCACCGAGTAATTCTTGAACAAATAAGGCCACACCAGCGTGCGCATCAAACCGCTTCTTGCCAAAATACCCGAACGGCTGCGGTGCTTATGGACAATCCAGCCTAAATCCCACAGCTTTTCGCCATCTGGGCTGCCGTCTTTGCGCAATAACACCTCATCCATTGCATTGACCTTAAACCAAGCCTGCGGACGATGATGGAATGCCTTGGGCAACCATAACGAACCAAGATTTTCCCATTCGATTTCCACGCAGGAGAAGCCGTGTCCGACCGCGGCCAAAAGGTCAAACATCATATCCTCTAAATCGGTCATCTGATTGAGCCAGCCATCAACCTCTTCGGCCAGCTTCCGTTCCGCTTCGCTGCTGTTCGGGGGCGGAACAATATTCCAATCCAAGCCGATTACCGCGCGCTTGCGTTTGCTCATCTCCGAAAAGATATGGCCGTCCTTCTCCTCAATATCGACAAAGAGTTCGGACTGCGCCTGAATATCGCCGTTTTCCGCATCTTCCAAAATCCGATGGAGCGACTGCGGAGTCAGCCCTTTGCTTGGATGCTCATGGGTAGTGCGGTTTTTAACGATATCCGCCGTTTGGGATTGTTTATCGGGCGTTTTAGGTGCGGCTTTACTAAACAACGCACGGAGTAGATTTTTCATAGCGTAAAAAAGGGCAAGTTAAACTTGCCCCATTTTCAGCCGTGCCGCTCCTGATCAGACTGTATCCCGTGTCAGTTTTACCATGCGCCGCTCCCCATCCGTCCGGACAAACCGTGCTCTCTAGGCACGGCAATATAGCCGCCGACAGTCGCGCTGCTTTGAACCAAACCCCACAGCATATGCACGGCATCCGGGCCGTCGTCATGGTCTGCCATCGGAAAATGGCGGAATTGGTCAATCAGTGTGCTTTGACTGGCGTGCAAACGGATTTGACCGTTTTGCATATACGGCTGCAGGCTTTCAATACGGAGCAACTTGTCCGCACTCGGCTTAATGCCGCGTGCCGGAATCGGGATACCGGCAGCCGCTCCGCGTTTGACCAGCTCAGTCTTTAAAAACTCCTGAAACTGTACCGTCTCAATGCCCCACAACACACAGCGGTACCGCCGTTGCAATTCGATAATGTCGGAAATAATCTTGTCCGGCAGGCGTTTCTTAATCAGAGCCTCCACCACATCCAACACACCCGTGCGGCGGTTGTACCCGCCGATACACAACGCAGACGGGTCACGGCTGTTTCCGGCCTTGCCCAAACTCGGATCGCACGCACCATAAAAAATCCAATCCGAATCACGATTGACCCAAAAATTCAGGCTGTTCGCAAACGGCGCGGCCTCACCGGCAACCGGATCATTCTGATATTCCGAATCGAACGTCGCATGGCCGTCACGCGCACGGATTTTCATCAATGCCAATACGCCGCGAGCCGCCCAAGAAGTGACCGCGCCGCGCTCCATCTCGTCCTTGTTCGCCTGATAAAACGCCTCGGCCACCGTCTCGCCGTCGTTTCGGAAAAGTTCCTCCCAGCGGTCCCACAAATCCATGCGGTCAGGCCAGCGTTTCATCGCCTTAAACTTAATACCGCGCCAAAACGGGTTATTCAAAGTGCGGTTAAGTACGCTGTCGTAATGCAAAATCGTGCCGATATATATCACATCGTATTTCTGGCCGACCCCGCCCAAAGGCAATACCGTTTTAGTCAGCCACGCATTGAGCTTGTCGCGCTGTTCGGGATTGCGGACTTGCTCGTCATTCTCAATATCGTCCAAAACAGTTAAGTCAGGACGGTAAGGGCCGTGACGCAAACCGCGCAGCTTTTTACCGCTACCGGCCACTTGGACTTTAACGTCATTGGCCGTCACAATCGTACCGGCCTGCCATACACGGCCTTGCCCGCATACTTCCGGAAAGTCGGTTTTCAAGCGCGGATTAAACTCAAGTTCTGCCTTAATGGCCTCCAGCATCGGATATGCCTGGTCGATACTGTCCATCACAATAA